AGATCACAAGAAGATATAAACTATTTTACAGATACACCAAATAAGAAAGTAACTAAAGTTGATGAAAAAGAAACACCTATACTTGGTATTTTAAATAAAATATACACTTTTATGAATAAAAATTATCAGGATGACATAAGACGTAGAGAATTAGAAAATAATTACTTAGAAGAAAAAGCACTTGAAGAAAAGAAGAGACACGATCTTTTACTAAAATCATTGAAAGATTTGATGAAAAGAATTGCTTCATCTCAAAAAGGTGAGAAGGAAAAAGAACCTGAATCTGAATCAGGTAATGGAATATTTGATTCTCTCAGAGGTATAGTTGGAAAACGAGTTGCTAAAGCATTGGTTGCAGTTGGAGCTGGAGTAGCAGCCGAGAAAGCGGGAAAAAAAGTGTTAGAAAAGAGTGTCGGAAAAACAGCAGAAAAAATAACCGGTGAAGTTGCAAAAGAAGTCGGAAAAGAAGCTGCCGAAAAAGGTATAAAAGCAAAAATAGAAAAAATTGTTTCTGGAAAACTATCAAAATTTATTTTTTCTAGTGCTGCTAAAAAAATACCCATTGCTGGAGTTATAATTGGTGGTATTTTTGGAGTTAAAAAGTTAATTGAGGGTGACACCGTTGGTGCTGGTTTAGAAGTTGCAAGTGGTGCAGCAGGAACAATTCCAATTGCTGGTACAGCAGCAAGTCTTGGCATAGATGCTGCTGGATTAGCAAGAGATGTTTATAAAGAGGTGTATAACAAATTTCCAGAAGAAGAACCAGAAGTTGCAAAACAAAGAATGCAACAAATTGCAAGTATTATTGAACAAGTTATTAAATCTAAAACAGCTTCCGATAAAGATAAAGCAGAAACAAAAGACAAAAATGATGCTAAAGATGTACCATTAAAAGAAATACCAAAAGAAAATGCCACAACAACATTAGCCACAACAGATTCGAAATCTAGTGATAGTACATCTCAGTTATCTGCATCTGATTCTGGAGTTGGTAATACTACAACACCATTATCGATGAAAGAATCTAATGTTGGTAATACTACAACACCGTTAACTACAGCCGATATTCTAAAAGGTGATAGTACGACACCATTATCTGCATCTGAATCCAAATCTAAATCTAGTAGCGTTTCATCACCACAACCTATGGCTGATATATTAAAAAGTGATAATACTACAGATTTAGTTAAGTCTGATGCAATAAGAAATACTACTGCAACACAATTGAGTACTCCTGTTCCTTCGATTACAAAATCTGATAATGTATCATCTATGAGTGTAGATAATACAAAACAAACTTCTTCAAAATTAAACCAAGAAGAAAAAACGCCTCTTGGTTTACCCCTACAGGAAACAATTAATCAAAATCAAAATTTAAATATTGAAAATTCCAATATTAAAAATATGTCTGAACCAAATCAAATCAATATAACAAATCCAGAACCAAAAGATAAAACAAGTTTAATTATACCAAAATATATTTTTCCTGTTAGAAATTCAGAAGAAACATTTAGAAATATGATCTTCAATAGCACTAGGGTAGTATAAATAAAAAACCCCACCGAAGTGGGGTTTCTTTCACATTAAATCTTGTTATTCTTCTTCAGCTAACTTTGAAAAATATGCAAGATCATCATCTTCATCTGCTGTAACTGCTTCCACCTTCTTCTGTACAGCTTTAGGTGCTTCTTTAATCTGTTCAACAGTAGTACGAGCAACTGGTGTTCCAATCAGCCCTAGAGCTTTGTCCAATCGTGCTTTCAACTCATCATAAGTCTTGAACTCTTTTTCAGAAATCAATTCTTTAAGAGAATATTGTGATTTCCAGATTTTTTCAATCTTAGCATCATCATTAAAGAGTGGCGATGGTGATTCAAACTCTGACTTATCGTAATTTTGATAACCCTCAACTTTACGAATTTTAAGTTTGAAATTAGCACCTTTCCAGAAGTCAAAAGGATTAATTGCAGTCTCATCTTCAAATGCTGGATTCATTGCTTCAGAAATCTTATCAAAGATTTTAGCACCAAATTTAAAGAGTTTGACTTTACCCTCATTTTCTGGATTCTTTGGATCAGCAACAACATAAATGTTTGCAATATAATTTAGTTTACGCTTTTGCTTTCGTACAACTTCTTTATTTGCTTCAATACCTGAATTCCAAAGTGTGCTATTATGTTCACAAACTGGACACTTAGCACCATTAAGAGTAGTAAGACAATTATCGATCAGCCAACCACCAGGACCTTGAAATCCGTGAGAAAAGAATTTAACCCACGGAAGTGCATCCTCACCATCTTCTGCTGATACGTCCAAGAATCGAATTGTTGCAGTACCATTGCCTGCTTTATCTACCTCAGGTTTCCAGAAATTATCTACTTTATCTGAACCTTCTGTAGGATTAAGAGATTCAATCGCTTTTGCGAGTTTATCAAAATTGCCAGATTGGCGTGAGCTTTTTAGTTTTGCAAAATCTACCATGATTTTTCCTTATAAACGAAGTATGAACGGAATGTAAACGACTTATTCACTTTATACATTATATGATATTTTGTACGTCCTGTCAATTGTTGTATGCCAACAACATTAAACGTACATACGCAAGATTGCCAAAGTATCTTCGACATTCTTGTGCCAGATTGCAATACCACCTGCTTTTTTCCAATCATCGATATTGACTTCTGTATCATCAATTAGAATATCAGTTGGCATTGCGTATTTGTATTTATGCTCTTTTCCTGGAACAAAAGTGCGTTTAAATGGAATATTATTCGTGTCTAACCAAATGCTCTTTTGCCGAGAGATTTCGACATAATCTTGTTTTGTTCCAGTTGAAGAAAGAATTTCTGTTGGAATTTTTAATTCTTTTAGAAATTTAATTAACTCTGATGCATGAGGCATCAAATCTAATGTTGCAAATTGTTTTGTTGCAATAAAGTTTTGGAATAGATGATCAAATTTGTTTTCTCTTTCAGCCTCAGATGGATCAATATTATATAATTCTTTATATCGCTTTACAAAATCAGCAATGACTCCATCCATATCGAGCCAAATCTTAGTTACTTTAGGTTTATTCATGATTTTTAATCTTTTCCTTCAAAATAGTTTTAAATTTATTTTTGTCGTAATTTAAAAAAGGTTTATACTTCAAACATTTCATTTTAAATTCAGGCCAAATATAAGTTTCTTGAATCTTTTTATCCCACATAGAAAAAAAGTTTAATATATCTTCCATTATAATCAATGTCTCTAGTTGAGTAGATTTACTCATTACACTCAACATCAAAATTGGATGTTCATTATCTTTTACTTTAAGTAAATCATTTGGATTATTCACCAAATCAAGTAATTTGTCAAGATCATTTTGTATAATATATGTAAGAGATTGATTTGTTTTTTGCCACTTAATAAAAACTTCTTCTGCATCTTGTGATAAGAGTTCATTGCTCCATTGATCTGGTTTTTCTAAAAAATTTGCAATATAAAAATATTTTAGATCAGCAATAGAATATTTTCTTGATAGCTTATAAAATGTAAACTTGTCTTTCTTCTTCGCAAAAGTATCTTTGGTCACATTAGTTTTACCATTGTACTTAAAATAATCATAAGATTTTGATGTGAAGTGTAAATGAAGTGCATTATATAAAGCGTAAGCAGCAAAACCAGAATTATCTGATTGTAATAGTGTCATATTGGCAATTTGGATGACTTCTTAATAAGATTTAAGTTTTGTGCTTCTTCTTTTAATTTTGATTTAAGTGCAGCCGAGATTAAAGTAGCAGCCACTTCGATCTCCATTCCAGACTTTTCACAATGATGGCAGATAGAATCAATATAATTTATTCGTAATTCTTCTGATAATTTTTCAATCTTTTGACTGAATTCCGAAATTTCGTCTTTCGTTGGCATAACTTTGTAGTACTCCTATCAATTCATCGAGTTCATCATCATCTAACATTATAGACTGGTTTGGTGTCAATGTCAAGTTTCCGTGTGGATTTTCTTTACCTTTTTTTATAATAAAAAACGTATTATCCGTAACGTACTGTGTTATAAACTTATCTTTATTCATAATATCCATTAAGCATAAAATATATGCTTACCTATTTTTGCAGTTACTTTTTTATTCCATCTTGGATTAACATATGTGGCATGATAATATAATGCATTATTCAATTTTTTTATTCGATAACCAGACACAAGAATTCTATAAGCAGCTTCCTTAGAAGCCATGAATTCTTTTGAATCATATCTCATCACAGTAGTTTTATTTTGACAAACCCAAGAAAATTGGCACGTTTTATTATTTTTTTGGTATACAGTTTTACAGATTGTTTTTCCAAACTTGCCTGAATTAACTCTATTGAGAGTTACTTGTGCAATTGCAAGTTTACCCTCAAAAGATTCCGTTGCAGCTTCATAATATACATTTTGTGCTAAACAATTTATTTGTTCTTCTGTAGAAGAACTTATCAACTGATATCTGCTTTCTATAAATCCACTATCAACGGATAATATCAAACCAAAAAATAAAAAAGATCCTATTAATGTTTGAACTATTTTATGCATCCAATATTTTTACTACTTTAAATAAAAGTTAATTTTGGATACTTTTCTTTCACAGCTAGACATTTTGCAAGATATTCATTTTCTTGTTCAACATCACCTTTTACTTTTGCATCCAAATAATCAGTAATCGGTGGATAAGATTCTTTTCTTAGATTAGAGATAACTCTATGTAAAATTTCTGGCGTAATACTTAGACCCCATTCTTGTCGATATACAAATGTAAACCCATCAGGAATGGTTGTACATAGTTGAAATTTTTCATGTCCAATTTTAGCCAGAAATAAAATAGAATTTGTATTTTCTTCTTCTGGTCTTTGATCTTGCCCAATCATTATCATTTCAAAATCTTGTGGATTTAAAAATTTTTTTGTTTGTGGTTGACCTGGCATATTATCATCTGGTCCTCCAAATAATTCATTTAGATTTTTGTATGTTGCTGTATAAAGTGAAAACATTACTCATTTTCTCCTTTTGTGTTATTTCCCAATTGAAGATTTTTTCTCTCTTCAACGACTTCTTGGTATGCAAGAGCCAAAGGATTTTCAGCATTACCATCCAACAACATCGCTTCTTTTGGAATTAAGCCTACTTTTTGTAAACTTTGAAATGTAAATGGATTTGACATAGCATTTCTTAATTTTGCAGGAGATGGTCTACCGTTTGCAATAATTTCTGCTTGAATTTCTTTACCAATCATCACAGTAAATTCATAAGCAGCATTTGCTTCAAACATATCTTCATCTGAGTAACCAGGAATTCTAGTTGGTTCGGCAATTTCATACATTTCTTTTATATATTTTTCTAGAAATTTAATTTCTTGTCGATTCAATTCCCACGCTTCATTTTCTGTTTCTTCAAAAGATTTAGATTCTAAAATTTCTGCTTCAAGATTTAGAATAACATGAGGTAGTGCATTATTTTTAATGCAATGTTCTAATTCTAATTGCTTTGCTAATCTTTTTTTCATGGCAACTTCTTCTGTGCAAGCCGCACGTTTCCTACCTTCCAAAAATCCTTTGAGAGTTTTGATTTTTTCCCAAGGTGTTTCACCCATAACTTGAAAACGATAATTAAATTCAGAGTTTAATTTTGAGGGCATAATATTTTCCTTATAATAAAAATTACAAACTAAAAGATGCTGCTGCTAGAGCATATCGTGCAGTACCAACACCGGAAATATCACCAACAACAATACCAAGATTAGATACTAGATTGGTTAGTGAATAATTGACACTAGTACTGCTAATACCATATCCAAATATAGCTTTATCACCGCCATAACCTGCTGCTGCTAGTCTACTTCGCGCAGTACCAACACCAGTAGTTTCACTAACATAAACACCTAGATTACTAAATATAGTCATGGGTGAAGTACTGGCAAAACCAAATCCAAATATTGCTTTATCACCACCATAAGTGGCAGCCGCTGGCTGGGCTCGGTTGGACCCACTATGAGTATTTTGACTAACCCAAGCACCTGTGTTGGAAAATAAATTGACTGTTGGTGTTCCGCCCGCCGAGTATACGCCAAATATAACTTTATCACCACCATAAGTGGCTGCCGCCAAGTTGTTGTTGCTACTAGTACCCCAAGTATTAGTAGCACCATTAGTTTGACTAACATAATCACCCATATTATTAAAATAAGTCATTGGAGCCACGCCAGTACTGCCGAATCCAAACATAGCTTTATCACCACCATATGTTGCTGCTGCTACACCAAATCTTGCAGTAGGACCAGACGGCGAACTTTCACTAACATAAACACCTAGATTATTAAATTTGGAAATTGCTTTAGAATTGGTCGCCGTGCCAGAAACATCATATAAACCAAATCCAAATATAACTCTATTACCACCATAACTTGCTGCTCCTAGATTATAACGTGCAGTACCAACAGTGCTATTATCTGTACCAACATTACCAAAAACACTTACCAAATTATTCATCGACAAATAGGAGGTACCTGTACCAACAGTACCAAATCCAAATATAGCTTTAGTGTCAGAAAATGGCGTACTTTCTATTGTGCCATCTGCATATACTATTCCGTTTGCTGATAAAGATACTGGCATATTTTATTCCTTAAGGACCATAACTTGCTGCTGCTAAACCAAATCTTGCAGTACCAGCAGTAGTGGGTTCATCAACATAAGTACCTGTATTAGAGAATCGACTAATTGTATTAAGATTAGTAGTTGTGTATCCAAATCCAAATATAGCTTTATCACCACCATATCCAGCTGCTGCTAAATAATATCTTGCAGTACCAGCAGTAGTGGGTTCATCAACATAAACACCTATATTAGAGAATCGACTAATTGTATTAACACTACCAGTACCATCTACGTAACCAAATCCAAATATAGCTTTATCACCACCATATCCAGCTGCTGCTGGAAAATATCTTGCAGTACCAGAACCAGTAGATTCACTTACATAAGCACCAGTATTAGAGAATCGACTAATTGTATTAACACTACCAGTACCATCTACGTAACCAAATCCAAATATTGCTTTATCCCCACCATAACTTGCTGCTGCTAAATTATATCTTGCAGTACCAGAACCAGTAGATTCATCAACATAAACACCTGTATTAGAGAATCGACTAATTGTATTAACATTAGAACCCGCGACCGCAGTAGGGGCACCAAATCCAAATATAGCTTTATCACCACCATATCCAGCTGCTGCTAATTGAATTCTTGCAGTACCAGCAGTAGTAGGTTCATCAACATAAACACCTGTATTAGAGAATCGACTAATTGTATTAACACTACCGGAACTACTGGAACCAAATCCAAATATAGCTTTATCACCACCATATGTTGCTGCTGCTAAAGCAAATCTTGCAGTACCAGCAGTACTGGTATCTGTAGCAACACCACCAAAAACATTTACTAAATTAGTAATAGAATAGTATACAGACAAACTGTTAGCGTAACCAAAACCAAATATAGCCATAACACCAGCGTTATTGGATGATCTCGTTGTACCATCATCAAAGGTAATATTGTTTGCTGTTAAAGATACTGGCATATTTTATTCCTTTAACCCCAACTTGCTGCTGCTAAATAATATCTTGTAGTACCAGAACCAGTAGATTCATTTACATAAACACCTGTATTAGAGAATCGACTAATTGTATTAACACCAGTACTTGTGAAACCAAATCCAAATATAGCTTTATCACCACCATAACTTGCAGCTGCTAAAAATCTTCTTGCAGTACCGGCAGTAGTAGGTTCATCAACATAAACACCTGTATTAGAGAATCGACTAATTGTATTAACTAAACCTGTTGTGTAACCAAAACCAAATATAGCTTTATCACCACCATATCCAGCTGCTGCTAA